GTAAAGACTATTTCATCTTTAACCATTACGATTATTTACACCTGCCTCCCAAATTGTACAGCGTCGTTTTCCGCAGCGTTAATATCATCATTAACATTTAAATCATTATTTTCTTCAAGAGTTAAAGTAGTATAATCAATACTCATTCTCGTAGAACCAGTATTAGCGCCAAATCTGTTTTTGATAATACCTATATGCAATGCATTATCTTCTTCATCTTGCTCAGTACGCCAAATACTTACTATCGCGTCTGCAGTAGCCCCTAAACCGTAACTCTCTCCAATCGACTCTAAACCAGGACCACCTGCATCATTATTGTTACCATACCCGGTTCTATTTACCTGAGTAGCTGAAACAACAGGACATTCGAATGTATAAGACATAGCTCTTACTTGTTCAGATATATTTTTGATCCGCTCATAAGAGTTATTACCATATGTAGCAGCCATTAGATTCAAATAATCTAATACAATTACATCTGGCTTAAAGCCTTTATTGTTAAGCTTTTTGATATATGCTTCCAATTGAGGTGGTGTAATAGAATTAGGAGGAAACTCTTTAATTAAAAGCTTACTGTCTGGTCGTACTGCTTTAAAAGTATTAACCTTTTCTTTTAAAGTATCGACATGATCTTGTAGTCTGTTAATTGGTAAGCTTGTAAGTTTAGAAGTTATTCGCTTACTATATATCATTTCTGACATTTCTAACGAAACGACTAAAACCTTCTTACCAGCTTCTGCTGCATTAGTAGCTACATTACTCAAGAAAATAGATTTACCAACATTTGTAGGGCCAGCAAAAATATACATAGCTCTACCAGCTTCAAGAAAGCCACCATCTAGTCTTTCATCTAACCAATCCCAACCAGTTTTAATAGTAGTCTGTCTTGTAGTAATATCAGTAATATGTTTTTCTAGGTCTTCAAAATAATCATGACCAATATTAGTAGTAATAGATACATTGCATGCTTTGTTAAACTTCTCGTGAATAGTTTTTACATCTCGTTCTTTACTATCTACAATTTCTAAGAAGGTATTGAATACTGCTTGCTCTTGTAAGAACTTTTCTGTATATGAATAAAGCTGCTCGTCAGTTAGATCAGACTTTATGTCATTAATTATAGTTTTAGATTTTTCATAATGCTCTTTTAACTGATCAGTATTAAGATATAATTCTAACTCAGTACGAGAAGGCCTCTTCTTATTCTTCTTATATAAAGCTTGAATTATTTTAATAATCTGTTGGAAGTTTTTATTCTTAAAAAACTTATAGTTCAGATTATCAATTATGGAGTTTAAGTATATTTCATCTTCAAGACAAGTCTTAAAGACTATACGCTCTAAATAATCAAGATCTATATCGAGGTAGTTACTTTCGCTTGTTAGCATATTTACTGAGGACATTATAGAAGTAATCCTCTGAAATTGCAAATTCTTCTGTGAATTCAGTTAAGCCAGGTGAGTCATGTATGACTTGGATTGGAGCTGTGGTTAACTTCATTCCAGCAACATGGCAATCAAAACAAAATTTAAGATCGTAGTGATGAAAGCCTTTTATATTTTCGTCGAATTGAACGTTGTGTACTGCAATAGATTTGGTTTTGACTGCTAGAAATAATCCATCGAGTAAAACTACTTCACGCGGAGTAGGTCCGAAGATTGTTTGATAATATTCATATTTGTTTTTATAATGAGCTACTACACCAGAAAGAGAATCTGGCTTACTCATTAAGTGCCAAAGACATGGTTTCTTAACCTGTAGCTTACTGCCTCCCGCTAGACCAACTACATCATAACCTAGTTTAAATTGCTCCCTAATACACGTGAGAAAGTTAACGCTATCAATATGTAAATCATCATGAACAAATAATATACAGCCATACTCTTTAAGATTTTCTTTTGTGAGATATCTGTTATAAACACTACACAAACCGTACGTATTTTGATACGTCGGTTTTAAGGTGTATGAAACTATAGGTTGTTTTTCTTTATGACTCGCCAGACTTTTAGCTAAACGCGTGTTTCTAAAATCTGCCTCTGTATGCTTTGTAGCAACTGCTATTAAAGTTTTCATAAAAAGAACGGAGTAGAGTTAAGTTTGAATCTATTTACTTCTTTAAAGTTATTAGAAGTAAAATTATATTCAAGCACAACTCCCTCGTCTATATATTTATATTCTGGTATAGCCGCAGACGTAAAGTTACCTCCACTATAATGCAGGGTACTACCAGATCTAAATATACGCAAACTACCAGTTTTACTGTTATAATACCAGCAACTAAATATACCTTGCAGCATTTCTAAAGCTTGTTTGAATCCAACTTTCTCCATGAGAGGTAAAATAATACTACTATCTACGTCGTTATAATTTTCTAGTTTCATTTTATCAACTAGATCTCTATCATTTTCTAGAACACCGTTATGCGCTAAGTAACGACCGTTCATAGTAAATGGATGAGATGTTTCTTGTTCAAACTCTCTTACTTTTGATGTAGGAGATTGTACGTGTCCAAGATAATAAATACAAAAAGGATTCTCTGCAATAGGTTTAGTAAAGTCTAATTCGTGTTTAGTTTTTACTAAAGTATTACTTTGTAATCCTTGTGGGAACAAATACGTTACGCTGCGTACAAAATTACCCCTCTCTGTATTTTTTTCGCAGAGCTTTCTAAATGTTTCTATATTATTTGATCCAAAAATTCCACACATAATTTTATAATCTATTAAGTTGTTTTCCAAGGTATATCATCTCGCTCATACTCTATTGGGTCAACAAGACCGTTTTGTAAGAAACCTTGTATGCGAGAACTACACGCAGTACAATAACCACAAGCCTTTTCTCCTCCCTCATAACAAGTCCAAGTATCATCGAACTTTACATTATTTTGTACACCTATTTCAATGATTTCTTTTTTAGAGAGTTTAATTAAAGGAGCTTCTATTTTAACTTTTGTCTTTCTGTTCAGAGCGGTTACATTATTAATCTCTGTAAGAAACTCTTTACTACCATCCCAATAACCTGCTTGACTATCTACAAGAGCAGAGCCATGATATACTGTTTCAGCCCCAACTGCTTCTGCATACGAACATGCAATAGATAGCATCATCATATTACGAAACGGAACATAATTTACAGTTTGCGCATCTCCTAATACATCTCGTGCATGCGCTACTTTTATGTTATTGTTAGTTAGAGAGGAAGTCGGTGCAATGTCTTTAAAGAAACTTATATCGATAATTTTATGCTCTTCGATATTATCGTAATCGTCAATTTGCATTCCAGCATATAAAATTTCTTTATTATGCTTCTGTCCATAATCATATGTTAGCGCATAAATCTCATCATGAACTCCTGCTGCTAAACTTAAGATTACCGAACTATCTAAACCACCCGAAATAGGTACTACTGCTTTACTCATCGTCTTGTTCTAATATAGCTAATTCACTAAGTGATTTACCATAACGGTACTTTTCACTTATAGAAGATTCTAACTTAGGTAGCACATTACTCCACGTTTCTTCGTCGTTGCGCCAATTTTTGTAATAACCTAACTTTTTCTCTCCCATACTATAAGTCGAACCATTCTGTTGAATGATGCCATGAGATACGGCAATATCTTTTAAACCAGAATATTTCTCTAAACCAGTTTTAAAGTTAAGATATGCTTCTCCTTGCAAGAATGCTGGTATAAATCTATTTTTTACTGTAAGCATACGAAGAGTAACTCCAGAGTAATTACGACTTTCAGTCAATGCTTCGTCGTTTGTATTACCTGCATCAGTTTTTTCTTTCTTCGCTGCCATTTGTACTAGTATAGACGCCATGTATACAGGACCAGACCCACCAGCTTGTTGCTTAACTAAGGTAGGATGGAGTGCACCAGGGTCAGCGTACGTATGATTACTCGCAATTACGGTAGTTCCCGTCACGGCTGCCTTGTAAGTAATAATACGCATCATGGATTTGAGCTGCTTGGCTCGAAGCCCCATATCCATGGCGCCTTTATTAGCACCAGCATCGTTTATTTCCTTCTCCGATGCTAAATTGCCGAGGGAGTCAATAGAAATAATGAACTTACCATGCAGTTCAGGTTCTTTTTCTACTTCATCCAAGAATGCCATAATCTGAT